GAGGATTCCAAAGAGGAAAACACAGATTTTTGCAGTGGGCGTCAAAATGGAGGACATTTGACGTGCAGAATCTGAGTCACGTTTCAATTGGAGAGGGTCATACTCATATCCGAGAGCAGAACGAAGAGCGTTCGTAATAGCGTCTATAGCTGAGAAAGAAGAAGGAGCATGGGCAATGTTGTCCTTTCCAATCTCAGCAGAAACGGCGGTACGAACTTTCTCAAGATCTTCAATCATGTCGGAGTTGTTGGTAGAGAGTAGAGCAAAGTGTCGGGCAATGAGGGTGGCTTGTTCAACTTTGTCATCTCTGGTCATGAAGGGCAGAAGAGATTGGATCGCCACAGTGAAGACGCGTGCTAGAGGTCTAGCAGCGCCAACGAGTGTGGTTTGAATCTCCTTGTACATGGTACCCAACAAGGTGAAAATGGACTGAATGATCGAAGTTGGTGAGAAAGCATGGGCAGAGGCTCCTTGAGAGTCGAGGTAAGCGTTAGTGATAAAACGTTCACCTCCTTCAATCAAGGATGAGGCAATCTCACAAGAGGTAGCAGGAGCAGTGGCAATGGTAAACGGAGTGAAACCGGAAGCTTGAAGAAGCTGTTCTGGAGTTTTTCCAATGCGAGTGGACTTGTTCCATGTGAGCTTGTACGTAGGCACGTCGCGATTTATACAATCGCAAACGTACTTGAAGTACTGGGCTTTACGGAACGGGGTGTCGCGAACAATTCGCAGGACAGACTTGAGAAGGTAAATGACACGGGTGCGTGTGTCAAAAACAATCAAGTTGTCAAGATGGCGATCTGTTCGGAGATCAACGGGACGGGGTTGCTTCAAGTTGTTTGACAAAGCATCTTTTACGCGGGCGATTGTGAGTCGACGGGCGAAGGAGACAGCTTCATCAGTGGGACGGTTGAGGAGAAGAGGGAAATCGTTGATGACAGAGTTTGCGGCTTTAAGGTACAGCAGTAAAACTCCATAGGGACGATTGGCTTTCATCCACATCTTGAAGATGGGGCGAAGGTGAGCATTGTCGAGGGCAACAAAGAAGGTTCGACCTTCTTTCTTGCACTCTTGAAGCTTTCCGGTATTCCAAGACATTATCAAGTTGAAATGAGACTGGTACATCTCACGGAAATCTTCAAAAGTGGTGGCTGTTCGACTTGGGGATCCAAGACGGACACGAAGTTGGGCTCGAGCGGTGGGCTCAGGGTCAGAGGTGTAGGACCAGGGAGGGGGCGTAAGATACAGCTTGCCATCGTGGAAGAACTCTAGAGTAGAGAACTTGGTGATGTCGATAGACTGTTTCTTTGAGGGCGGGTCCTTTGGATTGATACCGGCAAGTTCCAATGCTTCAACAAGACTCTTTGTGAGAGCTGTTTGGGAGGTGACATGACGGACTTTTTCGACTTGTGCAGACGAAGG